TGAAGAACCAGTTGTTGAAGAACCAGTTGTTGAAGAACCAGTTGTTGAAGAACCAGTTATTGAAGAACCAGTTATTGAAATAGTTGAAGAACCAGTTATTGAAGAACCAGTTATTGAAGAACCTGTTATTGAAGTAGTTGAAGAACCAGTTGTTGAAGAACCAGTTTTTGAAGAACAAGTAGCTGAAGAACCAGTTGTTGAAGAACCAGTTGTTGAAGAACCAGTTATTGAAGAACCAGTTATTGAAGAACCTGTTATTGAAGTAGTTGAAGAACAAGTAGCTGAAGAACCAGTTGTTGAAGTTGTTGAAGAACCAATTATTGAAGTTGTTGAAGAACAAGTAGCTGAAGAACAAGTTGTTGAAGAACCATTTGTTGAAGAACAAGTAGCTGAAGAACCAGTTATTGAAGAGCCAGTTGTTGAAGAACCATTTGTTGAAGAACAAGTTGTTGAAGAACCAGTTGTTGAAGAACAAGTAGCTGAAGAACAAGTTGTTGAAGTTGTTGAAGTAGTTGAAGAACCAGTTGTTGAAGTTGTTGAAGTTGTTGAAGTTGTTGAAGTTGTTGAAGTTGTTGAAGTTGTTGAAGTTGTTGAAGTTGTTGAAGTTGTTGAAGAACCAGTTGTTGAATAATTAATTTTACATATATAAATTTTTTATACAATATATGTAAAATGGCAAATCAATATTTAAGAGCGTTTGTTATTGGTTCTTCTTTTTTTGTTTTTATTCCATACTTTTTGGCCGTAAGATTTTTATCCGAACAAAAGTGGATAAATTATAGTTATGAAAATTATACTTTGTATGCACCTATAGGAATGGGATTGTATAATGTTTTTTCATTATATATTGCCAATAAAATGAATATTACAAAAAGATATAGTTTATTGTTAATGAGTATGATAGCACCTACTTTAGTTGCAATTGGAACATATATTCTTAAAGCATACAATTACACTACTGTAAATCAATGGTTCAATCATATATGGAAATTATATTTGGTCTATTTTATAGTGTTTAATTTTATTTTATATTATTTAGATAAGTATGTTTAATTTACAAACATTTTATTTTCTATTTTTGCGAGTTTTATTCTTCATTTTTGTTCCACACTTACAATCACTAAATAAGCCTTTTACAAATTTACCAATACTAATCATTTGAACATGGTCTTTATTAATTGTTTTTTTTGCTGTCCCTAAATGCTTACCTTTATGATATTTACTTACTAGTTTAATACCTTTACCATTTTTAATGCTCACTTTACGCACAATTTTTTTACCACCAACCTTGGTAATTTCTGTATTTTCATAGTTAAAATTACTCTTCATAGCTATAAAATAGAGCAATATTTTTTATTTTACCATGTTTGCAAAAAAGATAATAGACATATAACACTATTTTGAATATCTATCTTTATGTTAGCATTCGCTGCAATTGGTTATCATACATATTATACGATTGTTTAGATTTGTTTATTTTAACAAACAGATTTTATCCAATTTTTTTCAACCACTGCATCAACACTTTCCAAAGCACCTTCTACCCAACCTTGATAACTACTAACTGCCTCACCAACAACTAACATACCATTCATAGGATGTTGTGCTTTATTAATAAATTCTTCGCGCGTTTTAAATCCATGTAAAGGTTCATAATAATGAGTACCAATTGGCCAATAGAAATCTTTTATAGCAAGAATTTTTAAAGAATCCTTTGGTATACCTAAACTTTCTTCAATCAATTTTTCATATAAATTTCTATTTTCAATTGTATTTTTTAAATGTTCTTTCAATAATACTGCATTTTCATTGTCACTATATGCAATCATATAAACACCTTTATATGAATCTATTGGTATAATTTTTTGTAATGGTCCAGGAACAATAGTATAGTCAGATATATATTTTTTCAATAATTCAGAAGATTTTCTGTCAAATTTTGTATATAATCGCAAAAAAGGTTGCCCGTGAATTTGATGATACAAACTATTTGGGTTAGACGCACCAGGAACTAATTTCATTATTCCTGATATTGTGGTTGCTACAATTACTTTACTACTATAATACGCATCTCCTTGTTCCGTTTTTATTTCAAATAAACAGACTTCATTTTCACCTTTATATGCTAGACCACGTCCATTTATTTTTGTAACTTCTACAACATTGTTTGAGTATTTGATATTTTTATATTCAATATTCTCGCACAAATGATGTACTAATTCTTTCCAAGGTATATATAATTTTTGCCATCCTCCTTTGTTATCATCCATGCCATAATTATATAATGTTTCATAAATGTCTGCATTTTCGTAATCAGTATATCCTGAATAAATTGTAAATAATTTATAATTAATTTCACCTAAAATATTTATAGCAAATTCTTTAAAAGTAAATGATTTATATTTTTTTGCATTTATATTATATTGTTTTTTCAAAAAATCTATGATTTTAACAACATCAAATTCTAAATGATGTTGTAACACTTTTGAATAATTCATGATAGAAGTAGTTTTTTTAAATGGCACATGTAATTCTTTCATCAATTTTATTAAAAGTGGGTTCGTATCATTTCTACCAATACCAGCTCCTGTAACTACACTAGTTCCATAAAAATCATAATTATTTGTTCTACCTCCAATCCATATTTTTTTATATTTTTCTAAAACTAAGAACGTTGTAGTAGGCGATAATTTTTTGATTTTATAAGCGGCATATAATCCTGACATTCCTGAACCAATTATGATAACATCATAATATTTATTTTTATTAGACATGTGATATATATTATATTATAATTATAATATAGTTTATATAAAATTATATTTTATATAATAGACATTGATAGTTTGTATAGTTAGTTACAGTTTGAACAATGTAATATCAAATGTTATGCCTTTCAAGTAACCACTAGTATACAATTTTTTTCATTTATTCCTTTTGTCTATTTTTCTAGTTTTATTAAAATTCACAAAACGTTTCCCCTTGCATTTAAATTTTCCACGCGTGAGTCCTTTTCTATTAAAAATTGTTTTCGTGCAAATACCAATTGATCTAGGTTCATTTATCTTTTTAGCATTTACTTTTTTAATACATTTACATAATTTAACTGCTAAAATTTTTTCTCCTTCTTCCTTAATTAATTTTTTTGAGTTAGGTACAGGTATTTTATAATAATTTAATAATTGAATGTAATCATTGTTATTCATATTCGTTTTTGAATTCATTATTTTAATATTTGTATGTTTTACCTAAAATATACAAATATTTTAAAAATATAGGTGAAATTTATAAAATTGTTATAATATAGTTATCCAATATTCAAGATACTAATTAAATGAAGATTGTTGTATTTGATTTAGATGAAACATTAGGATATTTTGTTGAATTTGGTATATTTTGGGATAGCTCATCCTTTTATGCATCAAAGTACTTGAATAAAGAAATAGGACAATATGAATTTAATAACATAATGGATTTATACCCAGAATTTTTACGACCAAATATTTTGAATATACTTAAATATTTAAAAAATAAAAAAATATCCAAAAGTTGTCAAAAATTGATGATATATACAAATAACCAAGGTTCGCGAAAATGGATCAATTATATTATTTCCTATTTTGAAAGCAAACTAGAAGGATATAAATTATTTGATCAAATAATTACAGCATTCAAAATAAATGGAAAACAAATAGAATTTTGCAGAACTACAAACAATAAAACATATAATGATTTTATACGTTGTACAAAACTTCCAATAAATGCTGAAATATGTTATTTAGATGATACATTTTATCCTGAAATGGCGCATGATAATATTTATTATATTAATATTAAACCTTATGTACATGATTTAGCTTTTAATGAGATGTATAAACGTTTTTTTGAAAGTAATATAGGTAAAATATTAATAGATAAAAAAACAATGAATCATTTTATAGATTTTGCGAAAAAAAATATAAAATCATCTACTTTTATAGTGGTAAAAAAAAATGAAAATGATTATAAAATAGACACCATTTTAAGCAAGCGAATATTACAACATTTATACGACTTTTTTAATGAAAAAAAATAATAAAAATATTCAAATATTATTTTTATTATTTTTATTATTTTAATGTCTTCTAGATTTTCTGGACTTTCTAGATTTTCTGGATTTTCTGGATTTCCTAGATTTTCTAGATTTCTTTCCACCGTAACCTCTGTTCATTGCACTATAGTTAATATTAGACGGTGTCTGTTTATAAACAGTTGAAAATCCACTATTAGTTGCATTTGGTCTCGTAATATAATTTGCCATAGCGTCTTTGCGATAAAAAGGATTTGTACCTGGTTCTGGTGTGCGAATTTGTTGATTTGGTTGAAAAGAACGTGTCAAATATCTTTGTTGGCCTAGAAAGTTTGACATAAAAATATGATATATATATTTATATTGATAAAAAATATTTTATTAATATGAATTTCTTCTAAATGTAAATTTACGCAAAACATGTATAGCTTGAATTTCAAACATTGTGATAATATATAGGGTTTACATTACCATGAATGTTATGTTCATTAATCGCATTCTTTTTATCATGATATAAATCTAATGTTCTAGCACTAGGATCCGTCGCATTACTATATAGAGGCATCCAAAAATATGGTACTATGTTATCACAATATGGATAGTAAGAATCAAACAAATTTTTATAATATAGTTTTTCAGTTTCTATACTGATAGGATATTTATCAATGACATTTTCTTCATAATAATTTTCCAGTTTCAAACTAGTTGATATAAACTCTTGTAAAATAACATACAATGATCGCCCTTTACTACTTACACCATCACTAAACGCCTCTTTTTTTCTCCATAATATTTCATCTGGTAATATTTGTTTTCCATATACATCCTCAAAATTTGCATATGTAAAACTATTTCTAATCAAAAATTTTTCAATAATTTTATTCTGTTCAAATCGTTCTTTTTGTGGAATAGACAAATAATAATTTACAAAGGTTTTATCCAAAAATGGTGTTCGTGGTTCTAGACCATGTGAAGAAATACATTTATCTGACCTTAAAACATCAAATAAATGAATGTCTTTCAATAGACGTCGTGTTTCACAATCAAATTCAATACAATCCGGGCAATTCTTCATATACAAATACCCGCCACTCAATTCATCAGAACCATCGCCATTAAATATAACCTTTGCGTGACTGTTTTTGGAAATATATTTACCTAACAAATAATTTCCAATACTAGCTCTAATACTAGTTGTATCGTAGCTTTCAATAGCATAAATAACTTCAGGAATAACATCAAACATTTCTTTTTCTGTTACAATAATTTCTGTATGTTTTGTTCCAAGATAATCTGCAACAATTTTAGCATATTTAAGATCTTCAGAGCCTTTTAAACCAATACTATAAGTTTCTATTTGCTTATCCAGCCCATGTTCCATTTTATAAAAATTATTTACTAAGGCAGTTATTAAACTACTATCTAGTCCTCCTGATAACAAACATGCAATAGGTCGTTCTGTATTTAAAGCCCGTTTTTTAACCGCATCACATAAATATTTAACGATATTTTTCTCATATTTTTCAGTTTCAATTGTAGAATCCATATAGGAATTATAATAGTTTAAATTATATGGAAAAGAAGGTGTAACGTAACGCTGATTTTCTTTTATTGCCTTCCATTTAGAGCATGCCAAACTAGATAATTTATATGTGGAAAAAGTTCCTGGTTCAAAATGTTCAATTGAAAAATTGTTAATACAACCACTTTTTTTATCTATTTTCAAAAATTCATTCAAGCATTTTACTTCAGATGCACAACCAATTGTATAATCACTTTTCAATAAATACAATGGTCTCACACCATATGGATCTCTAGCAAAATAAATAAAATTATCTAAGTTGGTTCCTTGGTTTTTTTCCAATCTTAAATCATATAATACAAAAGAAAATACTCCGTCTAACATTTGTAAAGTTTGTTCCATTCCATATTTTAGATATAAATGAATAATTACCTCACAATCAGAATTAGTGGTAGGTTGCAAATCCATCAATTTATATAGATATTTATAGTTATAAATTTCACCATTGCATATTAATACAATATTATTCATATTAAAAGGTTGATTTGAAATTTCATCAATTCCGTTAATAGCCAATCTATGAAACCCTAAAAAAACATTATGGAAAGAAATAAATTTAGAATCCTCCGGTCCTCTAGAAGCTCCTTTGATAAATTGTTCTTTATAAAATTGTTGATTATTTTTTTCACCATTTAGGATACAAAATATGCCACACATTTTTATTTGTAACTATGTTAGTTATCATGAATTCAAATCTTTATATAATTTAATAAATTAATAAAATAAAAATAATATAATATAGTAAATAAATGAACTATCCTAACACGAATAACATAAATAATGTTAACAATATGAATCAAGAATGTGTTTCAGAAATTCATAATACTACAAATAGAAGAATTTATGATAGAAATATTCCTTCTCAAATGCTTCAACAATATTTAGATGTTAGACCAGTAATGACAAAATATTCTTATTTACCAATAGTAGATCCAAGAAAAGAATTAGATGTCAAAATGAATCAATACCCTACTTTTAATCCACATACTGTATTCAATCCAGGAAACACACAATCGCCATGGTCTGGTTTTGCGTCTAACATTAACACCGAATCTGAATTGAGAAATCAAATATATGCGTTACAAAAATGCAGTCAAGCTGTTTATGTTCCAAGTAGTAATAGCGATTTATATAATTATTCATTTAACCCAAATATGAGTGAAGGTAGTAATTATAATCAACACAACTTATTGTTCAAACAAGATAAATTTGATTGTTTTAATCCTAACCCAAATCCAAATGTAGTTGGTACATACATGTTTTCAAATCCTACACGCGCCCAAATTAAGGATTTAGCATAATTTCACATATTTTTCTTTTCACTCGGGGTAATTATATAGGTATATACTATGAAAGGCGGTCGTTCTATATTAACACAAGAGGATAGAATAAATGATGCTTTAAATGGAAATTATACACCTCTTGTAAATGCTATAATTAGAGAAGATATTAATGAAGTTATGCACGTATTGCAAACTGGTGCAAATGCAAATCAAAGAGATACTAGATACAACTGGTGTCCGCTGAAATGGGCTACATTTATTTATTATTATGGTAGTAATCATGATCCTAATACGTATAGAGAGATAAGACGGTCTTTGAATAATGCAAATCCACCTGGACGTGATTGTTTTGATGAGTACCATATAGAGGAGGACAGTTACAATTTTTCACCAGTTATATTAGATATAGATGAGCAATTAGAAAGAATACGCAGAGAAGATGAAGAAGATGAAGAAGAAAATACATCAAATAGGATAAATATGGCAGGCGGAAGACGTAGAAAAAAGAGTAGAAAAAGTAGAAAAAGTAGAAAACATAAAAAATCATATAAAAAAGCAAAAAAATCAACAACTAAAAGGCGTAAATATATCAATAAATAAATGATAATATTATACAATAATTAATATAAAATATTATATAATGTCAGAAGATTTAATCAATCAAATAACTTTAGATTGTTTAATCAATAAAGAAGTTTATGAAAAAATGCACGAATTTAAAAAACAAAGGATTGTCAATAAAAAGGATAAAAAATTTTATAGAAAAAGAATATTAAACTTAACAAGAGAACTGCTTTTAAAAAAAGACGATGATTATAGTGAAATAAACCCAGATATAAAATATAGTTTTGATAACTATATCAAAACATGTATACATTATTTTAAAATAATAGATAATAATGATATCATACAAGAAGAGTACAAAGATTTTAAGCCAGTTGTTGATATCCATTGTGATGATAATACATATGCGACGACTAATAATAATAATAGTAATTATGATAAAGAAAAAGACAAGTTATTTATGCGTTCAATAAAAATTCCAAATGGTTTAGAAAAATTTGTAAAAATAACAACAACGAAAAAACAAGAAGAAATCATATTACCAAAAATAAAAGAAATAGATCTGCAAGAACCAACTTTAAGAAATAAAGGAATTCAAAAAAAAGAAAATATCACTATAAAATAAGATTAATATGACAAATAAAAAATACAGTAAGAAAAGTAAAACTAGAAATAATAAAACCAATAAAATATACAAAAAAAGACATCAAAAAGGGAGAGGTAACCAACCACATAATCATAAACACACTTTAAAATCAAGATCAATAGAATTGAATAAAGTCAATTGTAGTCCAAAAGATAAAAAAGAAATCAAAAATTATACTTGTTATACAGATACAACATTATTTAAATTAAGAGATAAATGGAATTTGCGACATCCTTATGAAAAAATAAATACAAATGATACAAAAGAAATTCATAAAATATTATCAAATTATTTAAGTGATTTGTGTAACAAAGAATCATGTTGGTTAAAACAAAAACATGAATTTGGTAAACTAGATGAAGATTTTAAAGATTCTTTTGCACCTGAATCTCCATATGAGTGGAAAACAAATCCTAATGAATGGTTGTCTAGTATTGATATCATAAAAGTGATGAAACAATATGAAAAAGCATATAAATGTTTTGATTTTATAGGCCCAACACCAATAGATTTTGATAAAAAGAAATTATATGGTGAATGCGTATGGGAAGAATTATGTAATTTTGATTTGAAACAACAAATTAAAGAAGGTAAAACAAAAATTGGTATAATATTTAATACGGATCCCCACAATAAAAGAGGAAAACATTGGATTTCCATGTTTATTAACATTAAAAAAGGTAAAATCTTCTTCTTTGATAGTGTAGGGGACAGAGCAACAGATGAAATCATGAAATTTGTAGAAAGAATAAAAACACAAGGAAAACAATTAAAACCTAAAATTAATTTTATTTATGATGAAAATCATCCAGTAGAGCATCAATATGGTAACACAGAATGTGGTGTATACAGTATATTTTTTATTATTCACATGTTAGAAGACAAATTGACAGAGCATTATTTAAAAACACATATTTTGAAAGACGAATACATGGAAAAATTTAGAAAAATTTATTTTAATGATCAATTATAAAAATAATTATTTAAAGTTATAAGGGGAACTATTTATATCTTATAACTTTAACAGATGTCAATTAATCAATTTTTAGAAAAAGAAAATGTTGAATTATTATGGGAAGTTTTAATAGATGAACCATTAATAAAACAATTATGTGATTCGGTAATTAAAATTAAAACAATTTTGCAAATTTTTCAAACAAATTTGAATGAATTTTATGAAACAGAGAGAAAGAGTTGCAATAATTTGATGGAATTGAATAAAAAATATATTTTATTAATAATTAATTATGTGATGAAAATAAAGAATACTAATAACGCTCAAGAATTAGCTGGAACGAATCAATACAGAAAAATAAAAATTCACCAAGAAGAGCCTGTTAAACAATCAATCACATTTGAAGAAATTCAAAATGATAGGAAAACACTTTTTGAAAAAGAATTAAATCAAAAACAGGAAGAGTTTACAAATGCTATGTCGTTACCAGTTCCACCTGTACCAAATTTTAGCGATGAATTAGATCAACCGATAAGTGAAATTGAATTAGAAATAAAAAGAATACAAGAACAACGTAATTATGATATTGAAATAATCAATAATACAAATAAAAATAGTAGTTCCTCTGTTGATGAAAATTGGTTAAAACCACAAGAAACTTCTATTAAAAATGAAAAATTAGTGAAACTTAACAGCATTACTGGCTTAAACACTAGCTTAAATAACAATAAACATATCAGTTGGGAAGATGAAAAAATACAATTAGATTATCAACAAGACGAAGAAATAAATAATATTTTTGGTAAATTAAAAAAAATAAATAATACGACAGACAATACTAGACCAAACAATGGTATTCCTAATTATCAATTACAAATTGATGAGTTAAAAAAAGAAATATCTACATTAAATGAAAAACTAGATATATTTTTACAAAAATATACATAAAAATAAACAACACACGATAATTTTATATAAAATTGAAATAAAATTTGTATAATACAAAATAATATTATACAAATATTTAATAAATAATTAAATAATATGAAATTTCAAATGTTTTTCATTTTGTTTTTATATATGCTAAATACTTTTGCAGATAAAGCATATAATTTAAGATTAAGGAACACAATTTTACGTATTTATATTTCTGCAGACAGAAAAAAAGTTATCAATGAATATTCTAATAAAATAATAAATAAAACAAAATCAAAGGTAAATAAATGTTACAATAAAATATTATCAAAATATTATGATTTGAATTTATTTTATAATACTTTAACCGATGAAGAAAAAGAAATGATAGAAGCCATTATATCATTATGTTACTAATTGTTTGAATACCTTTTCGTCTTTTTCATTGATTTCCAATGTACCAATCTGCACAGGCATTACCTCAGGATCTTCTAATGCTTGTAAATAACTATTTTTATCATAAATATTTAATTGTTTGGGACTGATTCGTCTATACACATATTCTATTCCATTTAAAGTAATTGGTTTTCCCTCCCATTCTATTTTTTTCTTATTAACTCTTACAGTAATATCACTTTGTTGATTTGCATAATCAGGAACATATGAAAATTTGGTGTTTTTAGGATCACCAAAATTCATACATTTTCCATTTGAATAAATGAAACAATCAAAAGCGGACTCTTTAATAGCATCTGTTAATTGCATACTTAAATTAGCCTTTATTTCAGATATTTCATACAATAATTGATCACTTGTAACTGGAACCTTTGGTTCACCCTTTGATAAATCTTTTCTTTTCAACTCAATTGCATCATCTGATTTTAATTGCTCGGGTGATAATACCATTAAATAGACAAATACTTCAACTGTCTGTAGTGCGCGTGGTAAATTCTTGTGACTACAGATACGCCGTGCACGCCCAATTACTTGTTCCGTTCTAACAGGATGCCAATAAGGTTCCATTATATGTACGTATCGTGTATTTCTAAGATTGATACCCTCTGATCCTGACGATGTAATCATAAGTACTTTAATAATTTCACCCATGTTATTATTGTGTGCTATTTTTTTTAATTCCGCTGACAAATTACTTGGAATATAATCCCATTCGCCGTTATAAATGCGCCGCGTTATCTCTTTTTCTTCAACAGTTTCTGTACCGGTATATAAAGCATAGGTTGGTTTCCCCTGATCCGCTTCAGGGATATCAATTTCCCAAATATCGGAAGCATTCTTTTTTATTTTAAATCTAGCAAAACCATTTTTTTCTAATACCAGACTAAAAAGACCAATGCCTTCCAATGTTCTAAATTGACTATAAACTAAATGTAATCCTAAATATTCAGGATCTTTTATGTTATCAAGAATATGTAAAAATTTGGGGCTATAACGCGCCAAAGCCTCTGGTGTTAAATAATCATTTGATTTGTCTTTTATATATTTAATTGCAGCATCAATTCTTTCTTTATAAGTAATACCACCTAATTTATCAAGAACTTGATCTCCTTCTTCTTCACCTTCATTTTCATCATTCACATCTACATTGACTTCTTCTTTACGTGCATCTTTTAATAATTTTGTAATGTCATTATCAGGTTCACCCACGTCACCTACTTCACGAACCTCTTCATCTTTCTTCTTTTTGGTCATGGGAAGCGGTCTATCGTTCATGACAAAATTACAGTATAATCTAGAAAAAATTCTGTAGGTTGACGTGGCTTCTTTGTATAAATCATCTAGTTTTTGCGGTTTTTTAGATGACTTTTCTAATTTTCTCTCTTCTCTTCGCGCAGATTCATAAATTTTAAATTGAAAATCGCTCATTGGTATCTTAACAACATGATAATCAACTCCCAGAGTTTTATTAAATGTTGGCAATAAACTTTCCTGTGCACTTTTAAAATAAGATGATAATCCAATAATACGACGTTTTAAAGCATCAACGTTTTTCAATTTTTTAGTAACACTATCAATATATTGATTTTCAAATAAATCAAAATCATCTGGAAGAGCCTTTTGATTTCTTATTTTGATACCATCTGTTATGACATCAATATCATTTCTTTTTAAAATACTAATGATTTTTCTTTCAAAGTCGTCATCGCTTATAAAATCACTATCAAAAATATTACTACCAGATTCGTCGCGTTTAACATTAGAAACCCCCTTGTATCCAGTTGACTCTTTAATTTTATTTTTAAACCCAAAAGGATTACGTGTGATAGTGAGGATCTTACTAGAAGGTGAATAATCAAGGAAATCAAGTGATTTCTCTCCAAGTAACATTTCTTGAAGTGAATTTCTATCTATTTTTTTGGTTGTTTTGACATTTAAAGGAAAATTCCAGGTTTTGATATATCCTCTTAAAATGTTGAAAAGTATTCCAAATTCATTTGGGTAATTGATAATAGGTGTTCCAGTAAGCAGAACAATACGTGCGTTTTTTGCGCTCATTAAATATTCATACAATTTTACTGCAAGAAATTTTGGCGAATATTCTTTTTCACCTCTTTCGTTTTCTGGAATAACCTTTTCTTTTTTGATTTTATTGACAATTCTACTGATTAAATTGTGAGCTTCATCAATAATAATAACAGAATTATCAAATAGATTTTTTGTGAAATTAGAGGTTAATTCTTGTAATCGTTTTAAACGCAATCCATTGTAATTAATAAACGTATACTTGTTACGAATCATTTCATTCAATTGATCGTCTAATGATTTTTTTTCTATAGATGTCAAGTCTTCATAATTGGATGGTTTTTTAATATTGACAAACCAAGCCCCTTTTTGTTTTATAATATAATCTTGCGATAAATTCAAAACGGCGGATAATGTTGTTAAGGCTTCAGGATTTGATTTCAATGATATGAACTCCCAGTATTGATTTTTCTTATACAAAGAATCACCACAGTGTTTTAACTCCTCCATATAATTGGTTCTTAAAGAGGCGGGTAACATAATAATAATTTTTTTTGTATCCTTCATGCCCTCAGCAATTGCAATACTACTGCAAGTTTTTCCAGTACCTAAACCGAAGTATAATAATAAACCACGATAAGGTGTAAACAGATTCAAATAGTCCCTAACAATTTTTTGATGTGTCATGAGTGAAAACCCTTTATCATCTGTATTACTATTGCCAATTGTATCACAGGAAATATTTGCGTTCATATTTTCTAATTCTTTTTTGTATGGTTCAAACAATGAATTGATAAAGTTAACAAAAATCTCGCGATTGTTCATGTAATAACTAGAAACATTGATAATAACAGGAGGTTCTTTCTTTGCTAATCTCTGCGACAAAGGCGTATCGCCAATTTCTACGACATTTTCAGGTCCTAACACTGCAATACCTTTTTCTACCTTTTTTGTTGTACGACCTCTCTTGGTTGGTTCTTTTTTTTCAGTCAATGCGACGACCTCTTCTTGTGGAAGTTCTTCTGCGATGATTTCTAATGCTTCTTGTTTGTTTTCAATTTCATTTTTGTCAGCGTTCTCAATTTCTTCATCGCCTTCAATAATAATAAGTGGTCTTTTTGCCACTTTCTTTGCCTTCTTTGCAGGCGGTTGTTCTGGTATTACTACGGGAGGTTGAGGTATTGGTTCAACTTGCTTACTTGCTTCAACTGCTTCCATAATAGGTTTTACTTTGACCTTTGTTTTTTTATTTTCAGCTAATTTCATCAAAAGAACATTGCGATCATAATCTTTGTTTGTTTCATCTATCACAACCATTTTGGTCGCTAACTCAGGCTCCGGCTCAGCCGTTGCTTCACTCACCTCACCTTCTTCCTTTTCAGCTTGCTTTTCAGCTTGGTTTCCTTTTATTTTAGTTGCGTTAGCTTTTGTTTCTCCTTGAATGGCAACTACCACAGGTTGTATTTCATTAATAGTAGGTTTTGCCATTAATTTTTGTTTTAATTTTTCTAAAGGATTCATTTGTTAATGCTTATATAATTCAAATAGAATAAATTTGTGTTTTTAGATTTATTCTTCAATATTATCACCAATTTCACTAATATCAATATTTCCGTTGTTTTCTTCAATAATTTTAATGGCCTCATTACAAGCGATTTGTTCGGCCTTACGCTTTATTTTATGTTGACCTTCTCCCATAAATAAAAATATTTTACTATTTTCAGCAACATAATCATGAATTGATTTGAATGTTTTAAAATAAGAAATATCAACTGAATCATCATGAGTCACACTATGGATTGGTTGTCCAAGACATAAATATACACCCATTTTATATCCAAAATCGGCATCATGTTCAATTTCTAAATAATGCGGAGTAACCTTGAATTCTTTTTGAATCTTCACTTGTAGAATATTTTTATAATTGTCATCGTTGGTAATAAGTGATATCCAGTCAATATGTTTTTCAAAAATATTTTCTACGAACTTTTGCGCCATTTGAAATCCAGGGCCTGTGACAAACATGGATTGAAACCAGCCATCTTGATCAGTCACTTTGATTTTATTAAAGTCCAAAAAAAGAGCACCTAAAAAGGACTCAAATAGACAACCCAATTTTTTCAAGTTAGTACGAATTTTCTTTTCCTCTGCGTGTTTAGATATGATTAACCATTTGTGCAAACCCATTTCTAGTGCGATTTTACCAATGGCTTCGTTCTTGACGATGGCGATTTTCTTTTCGGTCATAAACCCTTCGTTTTCCTTAGGAAAACGGCGATATAAATAATATTTGGTTACTAATTCCAAAATACCATCGCCTAAAAACTCTAGACGTTCATTGGATTTGCTGCTTAAAGGCATGCAATCAAGTGGTCGGTCTACGATGGTGATATTTTGTGCAATATTTTCAAAATTGGGGCGTTTTGTGTAAGAGCGATGAACAAATGCGCGCTCATAAAGCGCCATATTGTTTACTGTTTGCGGTATTCCGTATTTAGAAAGAATACATTTGACGTCATCTAATGTAATCTTAATATTTAATGGGTTAAATGGATTAAATATTAAGCCTTCTTCGGTTTTGATAATGTCGTCGTCGTGGGCTAATTTTACGTCAGTCATGGTGTTGTATATATTTGATGATATGACTTTAAGTGGGTTTGGGATAATTGTTTTTGTTTTATGCGTTTGAAAGGGCTTAAAGATAATGATGGTATATTATATATACCAATAAATAGCAATGGAAAATGAAATATGGAAAACTATTGAAGAATTTCCAATTTACGAAGTTAGTAATTTAGGAAGAATAAAAAATTCAATAAGTAAAAAAATTTTGCGTGCTATTATAAAATCAGGTTATCATCATGTTTCTTTAACCAATACAAAATACAGAAAAACGTGCAAAGTTCACAGACTAGTTGCTATGGCTTTTATACCAAATCTTGAAAATAAAAGTGATGTTAACCACAAGGATAAAGATAAGTTGAATAATAATTTATCTAATTTAGAGTGGATGACAAGAAAAGAAAATAATTCACATAAATCACAAACCCTTATTTATAAAAGTAACAAAAATAAACCTCTTTTACGTATTGATAGTGACACCAATGAAATAATAGAAAAATATGATTCAATAGAATTAGCAGGAATATGGGCGTGTAATAATCATTTCACTAAAACACCACATAATGGTAGAAATGCTGTAGGTAATTGTGTAAATGGATTATCAAAAAGAGCTTATGGCTTTAAATGGGAATACGAAAATAAATATGAGGATTTAGAAAATGAAATATGGAGAGAAGTTATTATAAAAGATATTGACAATGCTATTTACGGAAATAAAAAATATTATGTTTCAAATTTAGGCAGATTTAAAGATAGCGAAGGGTTGATAAGAGACAATTATAAAGTAAATGAAAATGGATACATAAGAGTATATATTTACAATAAAACGTATGCAGTTCATAGGTTAATTGCAATTGCTTTTTTAGAAAATCCTGATAATAAAGAACAAGTAAATCACATAGATGGTAATAAATTGAACAATACAGTTGATAATTTAGAATGGGTAACTAATAAAGAAAATCAAATTCATAAATTCAAAACAGGTTTAGGAAATAATTTTACTAGAACAATTATTCAATATGATTTAGAAGGAAACTTAATTAAGGAATTTACATCTATTGTCTCGGCAGCAAAAGAAATGGGCGTTTCTAAGGGTAATATTCAAGGTGTCTTATTAAATAAAAGAAAGACTGCTGGAGGTTTTATTTGGAAATATTTAGAAGATGAAAATCCTGATTTTAGTGAAAAGATTACTATAAATAAAAATAGAGGAAGACAAGTATGTCAATATGATTTAAATATGAATTTATTAAATATTCATAAATCAACTGCAGATGCTTCTAGAAAAGTAAATATTCATAAAAATAATATTTGGGCTGTTATTTATAATTATAAAAAAACCGCAGGTGGATTTATTTGGAAGTATTTAGATTAATATTTTAACATATAAGTTTTTAAAAAATAAAATATATTTGTAATGTATATAAAGATGGTGTTAATGAATTCGAGTAAATCCGCCAGGAATGCTGCCTCAATTGTAAATAGAACGAACGTGTGTGGTGGCCCAAAAAAAGCCGGCATTGCCTCTCGTCAAGGCTTCTTCATGCAAAGTAATCCTTCATTAAGAAGAGCCCCTCAATCTCTTCCATTAGTTTGTATTCCAAACTTCACAATCCAAACCCAATCATATGGTTACAGAGCCACTATTGGCGGCAACATGGGTTAATCTCATTGCCCCTTTTCGCACTCTTTTATCATATTTTTATTCACTATTTTCGTACAATTTATGAAATACTATTTAACTTTAAAATAATTTAATAACAACTTGTTAAATTATTTTAATCAAGAACCCCATGTTCATCAAAGTTGATTCCCGCGAGAAAGATTTAGTAACAAAAATGACATACTATATTTCAAGTATTCCTGCATTTAGAAATTTAAAGGTAATTACAGAAAGTTTACCTATTGGAGATATTATTATAAGTAACAATAATGAAGATATTTTAATCATAGAGAGAAAAACAATCATTGACTTGCTTTCTAGTATCAAAGATGGACGTTACGAAGAACAATCATACAGACTAAATGGGACACCAGTTCACAATCACAATATAATGTATATCATAGAAGGCGATGTAAATAAGATGAACTTGTTCCGTGAAACCAAATTTGAAAAACTTACACTTTATTCGGCGATTTTCTCTCTAAATTATTACAAAGGGTTTTCGGCAATCCGTACTTTTACACTAGATGAGACCGCACTTTTCATATGTAATTGTACATCCAAATTGATGAAAGGAGAAGCTACAGATAGAAAAGCATTTTATCCAAATAAAAATGGAATTCCACCTAGCGTTACAATTAGTGCTACTACAGAAAAGACTGAGACACAAAATGTAGTAGATACAAGTGAACTAGATTCTAATGGAAACGAAGAGAACGATGAAAAACCTGAACACCAAAAAGATGATTGTAAAAATTACATAGGTTTAGTCAAAAAGGTTAAAAAAGAAAATATTACACCTGAAAATATAGATGAAATCATGTTATGTCAAATCCCAGGGGTAAGTACTGCAACAGCAATTTCAATTATAAAGAAATTTAGTAACATATCTAATTTAATAAAAAGTTTAGAAGAAAATGAAAAATGCTTGAATGATGTTACAAATACAAATAATAAAGGTCAATCTAGAAAAATAACAAAGACCTCTATAGCGAATATAGTGAAGTTTTTGTTGAAAAAATAAATTATACTATACTAATATATATAATATAATTTACATATGACACATAGAGCAGGAGAACCATTTACTATCAAGTCTTTACGTGTAATAGACGAAATATTTAAAACTAATGATAGGATAAATTCAACTGCACGCGGTAATGTAATTGGTAAATTCTATGAATTTATTACTGATTATATAGATGCAACTACAATTTCAAAATTAGAAAATGGTGAAAACGACAGGTTTGGTTCTCTTATTATTCCTAAAGATTTATATAAACAAGTAGATGCTATAGGGTTTTTTGACTCTTTACATGATTTTAAAAGTGATTTTATGGATTGTCAAGGTAACATTAGGGGAAAAAATGATATATTATGGAATTACAAAAAATTTTGCTTTACATTTTTATTACATGGCGGATATCCAGATTTAATAACAAAATATAATCTTCTAATTCAAACCAAATATTCATATTTAAACCGTATCCCAAGACCATTAAATCAAGATAATCTTGAAAATTATTTTTCTATTGGAAATATTTATGACATTGTAAAACAACAGTCAAATGAAAGAACAGGAGATTTTTATATATTACCAAACACACGGGAAAATGGTATAAACACTGAAATTTATAATAACCTTATCACGATGTTTGGAAAATACAAAGATCCTAATTTTGACAACAAAATTAAATTAATTGTAGATTTTCAATTAAACTTATTTGAAATTATTAAAGTTGGTAGAGCACAAGAAGATAAAAAAAATGAATTGTGTATTTTATATACCGCAGAAACTATAACTGATCCTGCACCAAAGGCTACTGCTAATACAATTAACGATTATTTTGGTTTTGAAAATTGGTATATTGAACATTTAGATGAAAATACAGAAAGAGAATACAATGCAACAAATGATGATGTTAAAGGAAATGTTGATGTTGTATTTAAAAATATTCAAATAAGCGAGCCTACGAATTTAGACAAAGCTAAATTTAAAGTTAATGTAAAATATGGAATTCAAACCGCTGTTGATGTTATAATGAATGCTAAAGCTAATACTATCCAAACTATTAAAAATTTGATCCGTAAAACAATAGAATTATTTCCAACTAATACTGACGTGTTTGATTATTACGGAGAAAGTATACAAAATAGAGAAATTTTTTATAATAGATTTAATACGTCAACTCTAACAAAAAAAGATGCAATAGAATACAAAGACAAATATACTGTTTATTATGCAAGAAAAAGATTGGGAGATACATTACAAGGTCGTATATGTAAAAAAGACAAACAACTTTTATTGAAATTCGGCAGAGTAACTAAAAACGGGAAAAAATATGGTATTTCAAATGATAATATTATAGATCTTGGAAATAAGGATGATGTAACAGATGCCGTTTTAGTAACTCATGACAGAATGCTTTTTTCATACGCAATTAAACAAATAGTACCAACTATATTAGATTTAAAAGATCACATGATAGTATTTATTCCAAAACAACAAACAAATTCAGGAGGTGGTGTTGCTCCTAGTAAACAAATTCAAAATGAAAATAGTAGTGATGAATCTACTAGTACAATAGGACCATTTAGTGATTCACAACTATTATCATCATCTCCAGGTAATAATAATGCTGATGATGATTATGATAATACAATACTTGTTAAAAGAAGGGTTAAAAACGTTGGTCTTTTAACTGATATAGAAGATGTTGGCGAAGATAATAAAATATTAATTGAATCTATTAAAAAATATGTTGGTGACGCTATATATTATATTTATCATAAATACCCAGTAATTGAAGACTTTTTAAAATTAGTCAATCATAGATTAAAAAATAACGAATTAAACTATGCTTATTTAGGCGAATTTTTTAATAATGCTTTAATTATTCAATCTACTGAAAATTTCGCTAGCAACGTAGAAGTTATACAGAATAAAATACAACAAGATATTGTTACTCGTAGAGATACCAGATATAAGGATTTACTGTATAATAAATTGTTGTTATTTATTAAATTTGATGGTTGGGAGTTACAAATTGAAAATGAATATACACAGGAAACTCCTGAAATCAATGGTGTACAACAACAAAGTAGATGGATAAGTTGGCTAAATGTAATAATTAATTCAAATGAACATAAGCAGTTAAAATACAATATTTACGATGAAGATATTTATAATTTTATACAAAATATTGAAAGTGAAGAATTATATAAAACCATTGGTGACATAAATAATGATATATCATCTTTTTATAAAAAAACGGAACAAGAAATAGAAGAAGAAAAAGCACAAGAATATAAAGAAATTAAAAAGGAAGTAGAACTAGCCATAGAAAAAGACGCTATATATAAAACAGTAAATGTAACAACAAAAATAATAGTATTTGCAACAATCGTAAAACTAATAGAGATTATAATAGAATCAATGAAAAAAGGCGGTGCAGGGGATGATGATGAAACAGACACTCCATTATATGTAAAAGTTTTAAGCGCGGATTTTACTTTTTTAAATGATCAAACAAAACTATTTGAAAAAAATGTTACTATTTTATATTTTTTATTTAATTTGTTACAATCTTATGAGACTAGTTTTATTGGTTATCAAGAAGGTATTGATGCATTTTATACTAAAATTGACGAATCCTATATATTAAGTGATATGATAGGTGTAACAAATTATATCCCACACAATATTGAATTCTATGTATTTTTAAAACTTCTTTTACAAGATTTTGATGAAGATAAAATAAATAAAATTAACTATGCATTATTTGAATATTATTTATACATTTTAAAAGATACAGAAAAAATTTACTCGTGTTTCCAAGATAAAAAATCTTATTTATTGAAAAATAATTATTACGAAATTGAAATTACAGATGAAATTATTGAATTATTGAAAGAAAATAAAGAAACTTTTGATTATTTTGACAAAATTACAAAAGAAGCAATAGCATTGTCACAACAAATTATACGCGAAAATTATGATGCTGTTTATAAAGAAACACCTGAAGCTGATCCTGAATTTGATATAGTTTTTAAAAATGCAACCAAATATAATTTGACATTAAAAGGTTTCATTGACATGAAAACTGAATTTATAACAAACACAGTAAATATCGTAAGTGTCATGATTGATAAAGGTTTACTAACACAATATACAAGTCAGATAAATATAGATGAAAAGGTTGATGATAATATTATTAAGAACGAAGAAGAAGAATTTATAGTGCCTGAAGGCCTTAATTTTGAAAAACCGGATGAAGTCCCTGATGAAAAAGCAAAAGGTGTTATTCCATATCAAAAAATAAAACCCACGAACTTTGAAAATTTGAAATCTTATGGTGCTGGGAAGGCTAGTTCAAAATTCAAGAAAACAATGCGTAATCGCGTCAATCGTAAAAATACCAAGACAACTAAGAACAATAAGAACAATAAGAACAATAAAAAAAGAAAAACCTTAAAAAAATCATCAAGAAAAAAAAGAAGTTATAAGAAAAAATAAAAAATTTTATTCATTTATATAATATATAATATAGAAATGAACAAATTAATAGTCAATGTACTTTTTATTATAGCAATATGTTTCGTTGCTTATCTTTTATTTAGAAATCTTGATTTTAAAGAAGGAATGACTACAAATTCAACAATATCAACTTCCACAACCAACGGTATTGCAGGAAACATAGAAAACTATGCTGCAAACATTAAATCTTTAACAATTAAAAACCAAGACACGCTTTTAATAAGTAAATATAGAAAAGATTATGAAAATGCAATATTAAATTTAGATGATTTAATCAACACACTCATGTTACAAACAGCATTGAGTGTTGATAATTCAAATCCTATGCCTTCACTAGAAAAATTAAATAATTTAAATTCTGCACGGGGGGCATTAAATAGTGTCATGAAATTTGTAGATGCAAGTAAATAATTACTAAATAATTTTATGCTTCATGTTTTCATGTTTTCATTGTTTAACCTTTATTGCTTTCTTGTTTTTCTAACCTTTCTTGATTTTTTATTAGTTTTTTTAACAATTTTTCTCTTTTTATATATTTTTCGTCTTGTCATTTTATTTTTTCTTTTTGTTTTTTTTCCACCACTCGTAATATCAGTATATATGTTATTACACGACCTTATTTGGTCATTCCTACAAACAGGACATATTCTAGTTTCACGATTTCCTAATGTTTTACATATATTATGAAATTTATGTCCATTTTCACAGACTCTACAACTATCATCAATTATTTCTTCAAAACAAATTGGACATTCTGCTATTTTAATTTCTTGTCTCATTATTTCCATTTCTTCTGGTGTATAATATGTAGTGAGCGGAATATGAGTCTTAATGTTTCTTTCATTCATAGTTTCACCAAAAGTGTGAATGTTTTGATTATAATCACCCTTGTTTAACCATCCATGTTTAATATACTTTGGTGAAGGTCTCTCCATAATATAAGAATATATTTTAATAAAAAAATACATTTAAAAATATTAAATGTATTTTTATAATATGACAATATTACTTTACAAAAAACATACTTATCCAATTATCGTACCAATTAAAATGTATGTAGATAAACACAATGAATATAATTCATTTTATGACATGAACCCATCTATGCATATAGATTCAAATGGAAATATGAAAATTTTAGTGAGATCTGTCAATTATAGAAAATTTTATAATAAAGTTTTTACAATGTATGAAAATTATTCAAACAGTTTATATGTATTATTAACTGGTAAAGTTAATAATAATGATTTGTTAAATTTAGATGATTTTGAAATTGAAAATATATCATATAATTATTTGCTTCCAACATTTCCAACCTATTGGAAAGGAATTGAGGATATTAGATTTATAAATTCTAGTTCGTTATTAGCAATAATACCGGAATGCAATGAAAATGGTAATCCTTCTATTTTTCGTGCAAATATAGATAATAATATTATACATAGTTTTATTAGTTGTAAACCAAATGTAATTGAAAAAAATTGGATGCCATATATAGATGAAAAAGGAAATGAAATGGTTATTTATTCACTAAATCCATTCAAAATCAAACAAATTGAGACCGAGGACTTTACAGGAATCATTTTTCCAGAGGAAACAATGAATCAATTAGAAAATTATCATGGTTCTACAAATGGCATTCAATATAATTCAACCGAAACAATATTATTTTTAATACATAAAAATGCTGAAAAAACATATCACAGATGGTTATTATTCAATTATAAAACCAAAGAAATAAGCCTATCAAAAGAGTTTCATTTTTTTAACCACTCGTATATTGAATTTCCTGTTAGTTTATCAATTTATAATGGAAGAGTTTTTATAAGTTTAGGTATTAATGATGATAAAGCATTTATAGTTGAAACTACAGAAGAATCAATACAACAATGTTTTTAATTAAACACGGATACTTACTTCATTGTCTTTATAATAACCCTGATCTATAAGTGATTGTGTAAATGTTGCTCCACCCCAATTATCATCCATTGGATTTGGACTATAAAGCATATTTTCTTCTTTCGCACTTATTTTATCCAAAGGAGTTGTTGTGCCTACATAAAAAGACGTTTGATCAAAGGCAGGATATGAATTTTTGTTATAAGGAGGGTCATTTCTTGTAGCATCTATTAATAATGTAGGATTAGGATGAATAGATTTATGTATATTGTCTGGTTCTTCTTTTATTAAATTTCCAACAGAGCTTCCAATACTAGGAGCCGTATTTCCTTGCGTGCTTGGGGTTGATACAACAGGAGAATTAATTGTACTACTAGGTGGTAAGCCTCCTTGTGGTTCTGTAACACTTGGCCTAACTTTATATACAGGATTACCTTGAGCATCATAAGTATGTTGTAAATAAAGAACAGGGCACCTAATTCCTTGACTTCTTTGCCAATCCAAAAACTCAGTGTAATCTTCTAAATTATTAAATTCTACAGGATTTACACCTGGAACTTGAGCAATTTTAGAATTATATAAATAAAATCTAGACCCTTTTTGAATTAATAAATTAGGACATCTCACTCCTCCGCCATTATTTGTTAAACCTTCATGATATTTAGGGTCACTACATTTTGCGTAAAAATATAATCCTATAAAAAATACTATTATAAATAATAATGTTGTTAATGTCATATATAATATATATATAAATTTATAAATATATTATTATTTTCAATTTTTGTTATTATTTTCAATTTTTGTTATTATATTATAGATATATTATAGATACAAACATATGATATTTTTACATATTGACCCTACAACTAAAAATACAGAAGAATTCAATAGACATTTAAACAATGGTAAAGATATTTTTGTTTTATTTTATTTGGAAGGTTGTGGACCATGCAATGCAACTAAACCTGAATGGAAAAAACTTCACAATGTGTTTGCAAATAATGATAATCATAGTATTGTTATAGCAGATGTAGATCAATGTGTAATGAATGAATTTAAAAAATTACATATTCAACCAAAAGGTTTTCCAGCAATGTATCATATTAATAAAAATGGCAACATGTATTTGGATTATGAAGACGCTGAAATAAGCAAAAAAGATAGAACAATTGATTCTTTTGTAGAATGGATTGAAAAATTTATTAAAAAAGGTTCTCGCGAAAAACTAATGCGCGGTGGTAAATGGTCGTTAAAATACAAACGTAGCATAAATTGCGCCCATCCAAAAGGTTTCTCTCAAAGACAACATTGCAAATATGGTAGAAAGAAAATGCATTTATTCAAGACCAAAAAAATAAAAGGGGGTAAACATAAACATTCAAAAAGTAAACGACGACGATAAATAACAATTTATTTACAATTTTCTTTAGCATATCCAATAACTGCACATGCAATTCTTTTTCCTGCATGTCCAGTTGTCAAACTATCTTCTTGCCCACCTTGACCGCAATCATCTGGATCAGCATGAATGATGAGACCACGACCAATTATATTACATTTAGTACCCCGAAGTTTTATAACATCATCAACCATTGTATAAACTGCTTCACCATTCGCGTTCGTCTTGAGATTTCCTAAATCACCTACATGTCTCTCTTTCATTCCAGGACAACCATGATTTTTATTATAAGGATTAAAATGCGCACACATACTTGTACATTGATCCGTTAAATCTCCTGCTTCATGAACATGAAATCCATGATATCCATTTTTCTTCAACCCGCTAATACTTATCCTAATTATTACCTTGTTTTTTTTTAAATCTTCAACAAAATGAACAGCCCCCTTAATTTTACCTGAATCAAATACAGCAACAGCAACAACAGGTTTATTATTCATATTATATAATATAGTATAAGTTATTATAAATATTATTACTAATGTAACTAATGTTATAAAAATAGTTGTTGATGTTATATATTTTTTTGTAATAAGCATTTTATTATTATATTATATTTGAAATTATTAATTTTAAATATATAAAAATAAAAATGAGTTATTTAAATGAAATAAACGAAAAGTTATATATATAAATAACAAACTATCAAAATGGAACATACATTCAGAGTATTTGATTTCAATGTTTATAATGATTTTACAACAAATGATTCTGGAAGTGAAAATGATAAAAAAAGTAGAAAAGATAATGCAGAATTTATTATTCAAATGTTTGGTTTGAATGAAAAAGGAGAAACTTGTTCTATTCAAGTAGAAGATTTCAAACCATTCTTTTATGTTATGGTAAATGACAAATGGAATACCGTTACAAAAAATAATTTCCTAAGTTTTATTAAAAAGAAAATAGGAAAATATTATGAAAATTCTATTACAGAATGTTTAATCATTAAACGCAAAAAATTATATGGGTTTGATGGAGGAAAAGAACATAAATTCATTAAATTTGAATTCAAAAATATGGGGGCTTATAATAGAGTAAAAAATTTATGGTATACTGATTATAATAAAGGTCATAAACTATTCAAAGATGGCTTATATTTTGAAAACACTAATATTAAACTATACGAAGCAAACATTCCTCCATTATTACGTTTATTTCACATTCGTGACATCAGTCCTTCTGGTTGGATAGCATTACCTACAAAAAAAACAGTTCAAATAGTAGATAATAAAAGAACCTCTTGTAATTATGAATTTATTATTAATTATAAATACATTATTGCTTTAAATGATAATGAGAATCGTGTGCCTTATAAAATCATGAGTTTTGATATTGAAGCTAGTAGTAGCCACGGTGATTTTCCTGTTCCTATAAAATCCTATAAAAAATTAGCGACCAATATTGTAGAATATTTTGAAACATTGAAAATGGATATGACAAAAGAATTATGTAAAAATATTTTGAGACGAATTATCTTAGCTGCGTTCGGTTATGAAACAATGCAAAATATAGATTTGGTTTATCCAAAAAATAAACCAAAATCTAAAAAAGATGTTGAAACAATGTGTGAACAATGGTTAGAAGAATATGTTCGTGCAAACAATAACAGTAATAAAAACCAAGGTTTTTCAAATACAGAAACAATAACAATAGAAGAAATGTTTGAAAAAATGAATAATGCGGGTGAAGACGGTGAAGAAAGTTTTGATTTTTATAATAAAAAACATATTAAACAGTACAATGATAAGAAAGCAACCATTATTGATATTTTATGTGATAAAAATTTTGAAAGAGAGGGGAAATTATTTGAATTAAATAATTCATTGAATCTTTGTTTTCCAAAATTAGAAGGTGATAAAGTAACATTTATTGGATCTACATTTATGAATTATGGAGATCAAGAGCCATATAAAAATCACTGTATTGTTTTGAATAGTTGTAGTGATATGCCAATTCAAAATAGTATTATTGAATCTTATCAAACAGAACGCGAAGTATTATTAGCTTGGCAACAATTAGTACAAAAAGAAAATCCTGATATTGTTATTGGGTATAATATATTTGGATTTGATTATGAATTCATGTTTAGACGTGCAGAAGAAACAGAATGCGTAAATGAATTTTTGAAATTATCACGAAATAATGATGAAGTTTGTGGAACAAGAGATAAGGATACAAATAAATTAAAAATAGAAGAAAGTATGATACAAATTGCTAGTGGTCAACATGATTTAAAATTTATTAAAATGAATGGGCGTTTACAAGTAGATTTATATAATTTCTTTAGACGTGAAGAAAATTTAACATCTTATAAACTGGATTATGTTGCAGGTCATTTCATAGGAGATTATATTAAAAGTTTTGAGCACTTTTCATTCAAAACAGAAATTAAAACCACTAACTTGACTGGACTTTTAGAGGGTAGTTATATTCATCTAGAGGAAATCGGTCATTCTGTAGATTATTATGATGACGGTGCAAAATTTAAAGTGGTGTCTATTAATAAAGAAGAATCAAAATTCAAAATAGATGGAATTGTAAACCCAGATATGAAAAAAAAAGTCCGTTGGTGTTTGGCAAAAGATGATGTTACTCCTAAAGATATTTTTAGAATGACCAATGGAACCGCTGATGATAGGTCTGTTATTGCGAAATATTGTATTCAAGATTGTAACTTGGTTCATTATTTATTCAATAAAGTAGATGTACTTACTGGATTTATAGAAATGGCGAAAATTTGTAGTGTGCCTATCAACTTTTTAGTAATGAGAGGTCAAGGCATTAAATTAACTAGTTATGTTGCTAAAAAATGTCGTGAGAAACGCACTTTAATACCTGTTATAGAAAAGGGTGATTTGGATGAAGGCTATGAAGGTGCGATTGTACTTGATCCAAAATGTGATTTGTATTTGGACAATCCAGTTGCATGTGTGGATTATGCTTCATTGTACCCAAGTTCTATGATTAGTGAAAATTTATCACATGACAGTAAAGTATGGACAAAAGAGTATGATTTGGATGGTGATTTGATTGAAAATGGTGAATGGGGTGAAAAAGATGAAGATGGAAATTTTATTTATGATAATTTACCTGGTTATGAATATGTTAACATTACCTATGACACATTTAAATATGTACGTAAATCACCAAAAGCCGCAGCAGAAAAAATAAAATCAGGAACAAAAATATGTAGATTTGCTCAATTTCCAGAAGGTAAAGCCATTATGCCGTCAATATTAGAAGAACTTTTAATGGCTAGAAAATCAACGCGTAAATTGATTCCGCAACAAAGCGACGAGTTTATGAAGAATGTTTTAGACAAAAGACAATTAGGATACAAAGTTACAGCAAATTCTTTGTATGGTCAATGTGGGGCAAAAACTAGTACTTTTTATGAAAAAGACATTGCTGCGTGCACTACAGCTACTGGTAGGCTGCTTTTGACTTATGCAAAGAAGATCATAGAAGAATGTTATGGAGATGCAATTTGCAATACAAAAGATCATGGGCCTGTACTTACAAAAGCAGAATATATATATGGTGATAGTGTTGCTAACTATACGCCAGTTATAATTAAAAAAGGTGATAAAATTGCTATTATATCAATTGAGCAAATAGCTGAAAAATACGGTAATAATTTATGGGTTTTATGTCGTGAAGAAGGCAAACAAGAAAAAGAATTTTGTGATTTTATTGGTGTAGAAACGTGGACAGAAAAGGGTTGGACAAAATTACATAGAGTGATTCGTCATACTTTGGCTCCTCATAAAAAAATGATGCGTGTAGTAACTCCTTCGGCCATAGTGGATGTTACAGATGACCATTCTTTATTATTGAAGAGTTGTAAAGAAATATCACCAAATGATGTCAAAATCGGCGATGAACTACTACATCATTGCTTACCTAAAATAAATAATAAAATAGAAAATGATTTTATTATCAATATATTTGATATTTCTATTCCAGAAAAACAAATTGAAATGGCAAGATTTATAGCTTATTATCAATCGTTTGATGTTTATACAAATATAATTAAAATAAATAACGAATCTTCATGTCAATTATATAAAGTAGAATTAATTAATAAATATTTAATTCACGAGAATAATATACTAGAAAATAATAACAAAATTTGTGAATTACAAGAAATTAAATACCAAGGCTATGTTTATGATTTAACAACAGAAAATCACCATTTTGCTGCTGGTATTGGAAACATGGTTGTTCACAACACTGACTCAGTGTTCTTTACATTTAATTTGCAAACACCTGAAGGAAAACCAATCCGTGGTAAAGAAGCATTAGAAATTACAATTGAATTAGCACAAGAAGCTGGTCATTTGGCTTCTAGTTTGTTAAAAGGTCCTCACGATTTAGAATATGAAAAGACTTTCATGCCGTTTTGTTTATTATCAAAGAAACGATATGTTGGTATGCTTTATGAAACTGATCCAAATAAATGTAAACGCAAAGAAATGGGAATAGTACTGAAACGTCGTGATAATGCACCCATTGTAAAAGATATTTATGGTGGCATCATAGATATTTTAATGAAAGAACAAAATATTAGTAGAGCAATAGAATTTTTACAAAATTCACTACAAAATATAGTAGATGAAAACTATCCAATGGATAAATTAATTATTACAAAATCTTTACGTTCAGGTTATAAAAATCCGCAAACCATAGCGCATAAAGTATTAGCGGATAGGATAACAACAAGAGATCCAGGAAATAAACCAGGCCCAGGCGATAGGATTCCCTTTGTTTATATCAACACAACAAATAAGAAAGCTTTGCAAGGAGATAAAATTGAAACACCTAATTATATCAAAGAACAAGGTTTAAAAATTGATTATTCGTTTTATATAACAAATCAAATTATGAAACCAGTACAACAAGTTTTCGCTCTTGTTCTTGAAAAAATTTGGGAATTACAAAAAAAGAAATTAACAAAATTAACATTGTATAAAAAAGAAGTTGAATCAATTAGAAAAAAATATAATGATGATCATGATAAATGTGAATCAAAAATAGAGGATTTGCGTAATAAGGAAATAAAAGCGTTATTGTTTGATAAATATTTAAGAGAAACTAATAATGAAAAACAAGGTGTGAAAAGTATTACAAGTTTCTTTGCATTAAAGGTTTAAAAAAAATAGCAGAATTATAACTAACTATAATTTAATTGTAGTTATAAATTTAATAACTCAAAAAATGACAATTCCTAACGTAATCACACAATTCGGGTTGATGAATTGCAAATTCATTAAAGCCACGGGCTTCTTCCCAATTTTCTATAAAACCTTCTTTTTCTAATCTACATAAAATTGATCGAATTGTTCTTTCGTGTGTTTTTGATATTTCTTGAATACTTAATTCTAATAACTCATATTCTCTCTGCAATCTAATAAGTTCATTAATATTCCATTTATTATAATGTCTTTTCGTAAAGATTGTCATATTATCAATTATTTTTTTATACTATTATCACTAGTGTTTCTTTAAATTGTTTTTATATAAAATTTATCTTCTAGATTCTCTCCTCCTAGTTGGCGGGAATAATGAATTAAATAATGTTGATGTGTTATTATATGTATATTCTATATTATTATTTGATATGTCGCTTATAATTTCAAAAAACAATGCTTCTATTGAAGTGTTATCATTTCTATTACGCGTTTCTCTCGTTTCTTGAGTTTGTCTTGTATTAATATTATTTGAATTACTAGAAGTACCATGGATACCTCCTTGTTCATATTCTAATATTGCTTCATTGTCATCATGATTATCATGATTATTATCATCATTGTCATCATCATTATTATCATTATTATCATTATTATTATTATCATTATTATTATTATCATTATTATTATCATTATTATTTGGGTCATAATTTCTAATATCATATCTACAAACAGGACATTTACAATTACTATTAAACCAAGACATTAAATTGTTTGTATTAAAAATATGTCTACAGTGTCTAATCATTGTAACGTTGGATATATCTGTAAATGGCTCCAATGAAATTGGACAACTGTTATTAATAGGGTCTAGAATATCACCATAAATAATATTTCTTGTGGCATTTTCTATTTGACTTTGTGTTGGTATAATATTGACTGGTTCTAAAAATGAATTGAAAATTCTGGAAAGATTATTACCTAGATTCCTATTTATATTCGCGTTCGTATTCGTGTTTGTACTCGTGTTTATATTTGGAAGTGTAAATAATTGTAAATCATCTATGTAATACGGAATATTATCAATATAGACTCGTCTTTGCGTAGTGTTAGTATTTTCAGTTCCAGAAGTATAATTATTTCTATGTCTATTGTGCCTATGACTGCGATTATCGTGATACTGTCTATTGTGATTTAATGGAATATTTTGTCTTCTTCTATTGTTCAATATATCAATTAACTGAAATGTAATTTCACTATTTTGATCCATCAAATGATGAATGATTCTTAAATTATCATTGTACATTGTATTCAAAATATTAATAAATAATAAATCAGTGTTATTCATATCATTAAATAAATTACTATTTGTGTTTATGTTTGTATTATTGTGATTATTAGACATATACTTTAATAATATATAAAATAATAATATTTTAAATAAGTTTAAATATATCATAATAATTATTATTTAATAAAACACGAATGAATAATAGTAATAATAATAATAATTATGAAAAATATAAAAATAAGGGATTAAGTGGGTTGGCGAATGTAGGAAATACGTGTTTTATCAATTCATGTGTTCAAATTATTTCTCATACATATGAATTAAATGAAATATTAGATAAGGAAATAATAATAAAGAAAATTAAAAATATTTATGATTCTGCTCTATTAATAGAATGGAATAACTTAAGAAAAATGTTATGGGAAAATAATTGCGTAATTGCACCTAATAAATTTATTAAAACAATTCAAAAAATTGCAGAAAAAAAACAAATAGATATTTTTACAGGATATTCCCAGAACGATGTAGCAGAATTTCTATTATTTTTAATTGATTGTTTTCACAATTCTTTGTCTAGAGAGATTAAGATGAATATTTCAGGTAATCCTGAAAATGAAACAGATCAACTAGCTATCAAATGTTTCAATATGATAAAAAATATGTACACAAAAGAATATTCTGAAATCTGGAATATTTTCTATGCTGTTCATGTTTCTGAAATAATTTCACTTGAAACTGGCGAAAAAATACAACAAACACCTGAGCCATATTTTATGATTGATTTACCAATTCCGCAAAATAATAAAAACCCTACACTAATAGATTGTTTAAATTTATATATTGAAGGGGAAGAACTGACTGGTGAAAATGCATGGTTTAACGATGTAACAAAAGAAAAAATAAATATTAAAAAGAAAATTTGTTTTTGGTCATTTCCAAATATTTTAGTAATTGATTTCAAAAGATTCAATTCAAGAAATCAAAAAAATCAAATATTAATAGATTTTCCACTAGATAATCTAGATTTATCAAATTATGTAATAGGTTATAAAAAAACCTCTTATGTTTATGAGTTGTATGGTATTTGTAATCATTCTGGTTCAGCGTTTGGAGGTCATTATACTAGCTATGTAAAAAATGCAAATGGTAAATGGTATCAATTCAATGATACCAATGTAATAGAAGTTTCATCAACAGAATCAATCATTTCGCCAAAAGCATATGTTCTTTTTTATAGAAAAAAATAAATACAACTATTTTTAATACTATGTACTATATATTATTATTAATATATATTATATATGGAAGTAAATACAACAACAACAGCAGATCCATTAAATATGTATAATTATGTTAATAACTTTGTTTTGAATCCAGTTGTTTTTATTATTATCATTTTGATAATCATAGGTTATTTAGTTATATTTTCATCTTTAGGAAATAATAATGAACAAATAATTTCGGAACCCATTAATAACGGTTATTTCTATTATGGTCAAAGTTTTTTAGGTATTTTAGTAATTATTATATTAATTATTCTAATCTTAATTAATGGATTTCAATATTTTTTTAATATTGATGCTACAGCTTATTTGAAAAATTTATTTACAAATAAACCAGAAATTGATATTATAGTTAATCAAAAATCAAAAAAAACAGGTGATCAGGAGCACGACGATGATAATGAACATGATAAAAAAACACAAATAGGTACATCTATTCCTGAAATCATTTTTAAAAGACAAGTTTTTAATATACCAGGTAATAACTACAGTTATAATGATGCAAAAGCAATTTGTAATGCGTATGGTGCAGAATTAGCAAATTATCAACAGGTTGAATCAGCTTATAAAAATGGCGCTGAATGGTGTAATTATGGTTGGTCAGATGGACAAATGGCTTTATTTCCAACGCAACAACAAACTTTTCAAAATTTACAAAATATTAAGGGTCATGAACATGACTGCGGGCGTCCTGGTATAAACGGTGGTTATATCGCAAATCCAGAAATTAAATTCGGTGTTAATTGTTATGGAAACAAACCAAAAATAACACATGATGAAGAGGAGTTGATGAAAACTTCGTCACCCTATCCAAAGACCATGCAGGAAATTGAATTTCAGAGAAAAGTAGATCATTGGAAAAATAAAATAAGCGAAATACTAATATCTCCTTTTAATTATAATTTGTGGGGTGAAGTATAATAATATCAAATTACTTATTATCAATAAATAGAATAGTAATTTGTATAATTTGATCTAATAAAAATATCATATTGAAAAATATAAAAATATAGATTGAATATCGTATAAATAAGCAAAGAGTAGAACTAATATTTGTAATTACAATATCATGATTTCTAATTACAATATCATGATTGTTAACTAGTTTATCATTTGTTTCATTTTTACTCATTTTGCATAAACAAATTGGGCACCTTTTATTTTGTATATACCAAATATCTAAACAATAATGATGAATCCATCCATTGCATAAACAATCTTTGCTGTAAAACATATTTTGAATTTTAATGCAAATGAAGTCATTTTTATCATTTATTTCCAAACATATTAAACATTCGTGATCTTCGCTATATTTAGTATTTTCAGTATTTTCAGTATTTTCATTGTCTTCAATATCTTGAACAGTGTCAATTATAGAACATTCATCTAAAGGCTCTACCTTATCAAAATAATGATTACATGTTGGAAAATACATCATTGTATTTGATTTTTATATAATTTGTATAAATTAAATAAAAAATATATACAAATTTACTGCGATTCGTTTTATCACAAAAACGCGATTGTATTTTTCATTTCCTAGTTTTAATTGATTTTTTTGTAACATTTTTTTTTGTTTTAATAGCGTGTTTAAAATTCTTTTTTGAAGTTTTCTTACTAGAACTATGTTGTTTTATTTCAGTTGTATCAACTTTTACTAAATTTAATAATTTATCATGTAGATCTTGTTCCATGATATCATCATTGTCATTATTTTTATTACTACTATTATAAACGACATTAGTTCCACCTTCATAAACGATACCGTTTTTATAATTGTAAGAAAGACTCCAATTTGGTATTACTAGATTATTAAATAGGTCTGATACTTTCTCTCCTCCTATTTGCAATTGATTTGTATTTATATTATTATTATTCAATGTCATAATTGGTGATAGACCATTCTTTAGCATGATAGAATTAACACTAAAACCACCACTATGAATTTCACCATCATTGTTATAAATCAATTCATCAGGTCCAATATAGCTATTATTGTTCATTTATTATAATAAAATAATCTAATATTAATTAATTATTATAATATCGCTTTATTTCGGGAAGAATTTTTTGTTCTCTATTATTTTTAATATAATTTACGATAGTATTTACTTGTTCCGTATTTTTAATAATTTCTCCTAAAGTTTTTTCAATATACTTAAAAGTTAATGGAGCCGTAATTTTTGTATTTACAAATTTTAATCTACTATCAGTAGTTTTAATTACAGAATTCATTAAATTATTATTTAAAGCATGTTGAGATAGTTTTTGTTCAACATTTTCTCTCTTACTGCGCAGTTCTTTAATCTTTTCATTATAACTTTTTATTTGATTATCTAATAATAACCATTGCTGTATTGTTTGTTCAAAATTCATTTTTAAAATAATAATATAAATTAATTACTATGAAAAATATACAAAAACAAAATATTTTCAATTTAGTTTCAAATACTAAAACATCTATTAGTAATAATAAAAAATTTATACATACAAATGATTTAAACAATATAAATATTATATGTAAAAATGTTGGTTTATTTGCAAATGCGAGAGATGAAAAACATATCAGAGAATGGGCAGCACATCATTTATTAATTGGATTTGATAAAATTATTATTTTTGATCATAAATCAAAAACTCCTTTAAAAAAAGTTTTTGAGAATTTTGATAAACGTGTTAAAATAATGAATGTCTCATATTTAGATAATGCAGTTAAAACTACGCTTATGGATAAAGCAAGTGTTATTGCTAATTATCTAAAAATGGATTGGATGATTTATTTAGATGCTGATGAATTCATTATATTAAACAAATACAAAGATATCAAACATTTTTTGTCGGTTTATAATCATGCTGACTCTTTAGGTGTTAACTGGTTATTCTTCGGTTCAAATTATCTCAAGAATGATCCAGATGATTTAATAATAGAAAATTATACTCGTTCAGATTTATTTTTAAATGACCATTTAAAAACTTTTGTACGTCCATCAAAAATAATAAGACCAGGAAACCCCCATTTTTATTATATTAAAGATCCTAATAGATATTTTGGAATCAATAATATGAATCTAAAAAATACATATCATAGTAATGATTATCATATTGAATTTTATAAAGCGCCTATCTATATAGCTCATTATTTTAACCAATCAGAGGAAACTTTTACCAAAAGAAAAATCACTTTACCAAGGGATGATAATGGAGAGCATAGACAAATGAATATTACAGAAATACACAATCAATTTAATTCAACTGAAAATAATTATCCAAAAAATAAGTATGCTGTTGTGATTAAAGAATTTCTAAAAAAATATGGGTATGATTATTAATTTTTATTACATTATGATGTGTTATTGTTATGATAATATTACAAATCTTATTTTTGTAATATTATTTATTTGAATTGGTATTTATTTGTATTGGTATTTATTTGTATCTACGACGACTCTTTGAACTTTGTGTTCTATTTCTTCTAAAACTTTGTTGCATGCCTAAAAGTCCAAAAGGAACAATTGCTTGGTTTATAACTTGTCCTAAAAACCCTCCTCGTCTCTTTTTTGTATGACGACCACCTCTTTTTCGTCTATGTCTGGAACCAGCGCTTTGTATTAAAGATAAACTACTTGCGTTTGGTGTACCAATCATATTAGCATTTTGACCTTGAGCGCCAATACTTGTATTTCCAGGGACGGAAGCATAGGCTCCACTTTGTGAAAATACCCTGTCATATTGACTATTTTCGGTTCCATTTACATAACTGCTATATGAACTTGCAGAACTATATGGAGAAGGACCATTTCCTCCCATCATTTTATGTCTACGTCTACGTCCACCTTGTAATGGTGCACTGTAAGGTAAATTAGGGTTACCTGGCTGTGTTTCACTAACATATGGAGCTTGACCTCCTCTTTTATATCTTCTGTGAGCAGTTTTTCGTGGCATTTTTATATATTAACGAATGAAAATAAATTATTCAATTACTATATTTACCTTTTAAAAAAAGGTAAAACCAAAAAGTATGATATTATTTACCTTTTTAAAAAGGTAAAACCAAAATATGAAAGTTTTGGCTCCACCTTTTCTAAAGGTGGATCTAAAGGTGGATCTAAAGGTGGATTTAGTTCCTAAACATGTTTTTATTTCGTAAAATATAAATTAATATTAACAATATTGCTAAAATCATAACAAAAATCATGAATACCAATGTGACAGTAATATAAATATACGGATTTATTTCATATAAAATAAAATCTATAACTGGTTTCAACATTAATTTAAATTCATTCTTAACATCATCTCTTTTTAAAATATCTAAACATTGCTGAACAATTGTTTCTTTCATTAAGAAATTTAATAAGTTCTATATTAATTATTAATAAATTTTAAATAAATATTTTGCGTGTTATTAATATTAAAAAAATATAACAATGAAATAATAATGGATAATATTATTGACCCAAATAACAATTTTGATTTTTCTAAGTTATCTTTAGCGCATCCTGTAGGTATTCAAGGTGGTGCATATTTTACTAAAATATTATATAATAATAAACCATTATATATCCAAACAACTAAAAGTTTAACTAGACAAGGTTTTATAAAATCTGGTAAAAAATATTATTGCGATCTAATGTTTGATAACAATTCTGAAACTCTTATCCATTGGTTTGAAAATTTAGAAGAAACTTGTCAAAAATTAATTTTTGATAAAAGTGAAGCATGGTTTCAAAATTCATTAGACAAAAATGATGTTGAGACTGCTTTTAGTTCAGTTATACGTATTTATAAATCAGGTAAATATTATTTAGTAAGAACCAATATTAAAATTGGAACAAATAACGAACCTTCTATTAAAATTTACAATGAAAATGAAGTTCCACTTTCTATAGATGATGTAAAAGAAGACACTAATATTATTTCTATTCTAGAAATTCAAGGTATAAAATTTACGTCAAGAAATTTTCAAATTGACATTGAATTACGTCAGGCAATGGTTCTAGATAATGAACCATTATTTGATAATTGTTTGATTAAAACATCTAATTCAAATAAATCAACTTCAAAAAATACAAATATAAAACAGACTGATTCTTTAATCAAAGATAGTAATGAATATTTAGAAAAAACCCATTTATTAAATGAACCAAAAAGCGACATTATTAGCGATAATAAAACTAGTAATATTGATTTAGGTTTAGAATTAGAAATGGATTTAGGAAAAGAGATAGATACGAATAATGCTGATTTAGAAGAAAATGAAAATAATTATGCAACTGAAAATGTAACTGAAAATGAAAATGATAACGCAGATGAGATTAAATTTGACATTCAAGAATTATCTACAAAAGAACTAGAAGACAAAACAGAATTGAGAGAGATAGATTTGGACATTATCTCTTTAGAAAATGATTTAGGAAATATTGATAAACCAATTACATTAAAAAAACCAAATGAGGTTTATTATGAACTTTATAAACAAGCAAAAGAAAAAGCAAAAATAGCTAAAAAAAATGCTATTATCGCATATTTAGAAGCAAAAAACATTAAAAACACATATTTAATTGATAATTTAGACGAAAGTGAAAGTGATATAGATGCTGAAATAGATGAAGTATCTGAAAGTGAACTAGAAGGATTATAGTTTTATACTTTTGAAGAATTTAAACTTACGTCTTTAGGAGCGGATCTAATTCTTAAAGTATTCTGCATTTACAGATTTATAACTGCCAATAGAATGTGATTATAAATCTTCAAGGGTCTAAAATTTAGGAGGATAATAATAGTTTTTGTTTTAAATTAATGTTTAGAATTAAATTAATATGTGTATTCTAAAAATTATTTTATCATTAATTTTATATAATGAGCATATCTTTAAAAAAGCTATGGAACGATTATGGTATTGGTGCAATCCTAGTTCTATTAATTCTTGCATATGTAGTTAGTTTATTCGCTAATTATTTGTCATCCAAAGGAATGTATGGTTATGAATCAAATGCTACTATGCCACAACAATACAAAAACACTCAGCCCCAAAATTACAACGGAAATGGCGGAAACGTTGTACCTTCTGAACCTTTAGGTCAAAATGAAGTATTCTCTTCTGCAAATGGTGTACAAACAAGCATGCCTGGTATGCCTTCATCTTGCTCACAACCAAACATTCAAAACCCTGCAGAACTTCTTCCAAAGGATACCAACAGTCAATGGGCTCAATTAAATCCATCTGGCAAAGGTGAATTAGCAAATGTCAATTTACTAAAAGCCGGTTACCATATTGGTATTGATACCGTTGGCCAAACTTTAAGAAATGCTAATCTTCAAATCCGTTCAGAACCACCTAATCCTCAACTTTACGTTGGACCATGGAATCAAAGTACTATTGAACCCGATTTCATGAGACCACCTCTTGAATTAGGGTCCGGACCACAATAAATTAATCGCATTTTTATACTCTAACCGATAAACAATACACAAAAATACAAAAACTATTTTTATGTATTTATTAAAACATATTAAACACTTATAGTGTTATCATATAAGATAATAAATGTTATATTTATTTAGACTATTCTCTTTGTCAATGATGTTTTTATTTGCTAATTCACTAGTAACTAAAACTAAATTTTGTGTTAATTGTAAACATTTTATACCACACGAACATAATAATGAATTTGGTAAATGCGCTTTTTTTGTATATGAAAATTCTAAATTTTTAGTTGATGGAATAGTTCGTGATAATGAATACTATACTTGTTCTACTGCAAGAAGTTGCAATAATTTATGTGGTAAAGAAGGCGCAAAATATAGAAAAAAATACACGAAACGAGTTGTGAAAGAAGCATTACAAAAAAAAAATAAAAAAATTGATTAAATTATATTATTTATATTGAAATACAATTTAATTGGAGTATATTTCAATAACAATGGGAAGTTTTATTTCAGCACATAATATGTTTAGTGGTAATAATGAATCAAATAAACATAGAACATGTTATTGTTGTTCAAAAAAAATTGATGACAAAACTTTTATTATTTGCGTGAGGTGTAAAATAGCATTACATAATAATTGTGAGGCGTCTTATGGACATAAATATTACACAGTATGCCCTCGTTGTGATAGAGGTGGAAGTTTAGGCACGATGTATGCAAATACATAATTTAAACACCCTAAAAAGGTAATAATAAACAAATTATAAAAATAATCAAGGAAACCGTCGTCTCTTTTACAGAAGTCAATATTTGTTTTTCAGTGAATACATTGTTATTTTGTAGTAATGCAAATAAATTTTTAAAAAAATGTATGTTTGCTAGTATAAAACCAATAAATAATTTGTAATAGTGACTCCTGTAGAATATAATACTATAATACAATAAATTTCCAGTAAAAAGAATCATTAAAAGATTGTATGTTTTTTTTATCCCAAAATAATTAGGGATTGTAACTATATTATTTTCTCTATCACCATGCATGTCTTTAACATCAAGTAATAATTCAATATAGATTGAAGATAAAAACAAAAATCTAGATAAAATGTCAATTAAATTAACATGCGAACTATAATACGGAGTATAATTATATAAAGATATACTTTTTGAGGTTAATACTAGCGTTGAAGATACAACGGAAGCACAAGTAATATTTTTTATAAATAAAATTTTTTTCAAATAAGGTGTATATAGGAATAACATTAAATTAATAGCATAAATAAATTTATAAAAATGTTTCTCATTAAAAAAACATGTGCTTAGTAAACCAATGACAATATTTGTAGAAATATATAAACATTGTGCTTCTTTAATAGTTATTTCTTTATTTACCAAGGGTCTATTATTGTTATTAATTAAATCTATTTTAAGGTCAAATAGATCATTAATAACCATTGAATTCATCATAGTCAGTTGAGTTATTAAAGAAAACGCCCAAAATTGTTTATTTAAAAATAATTTATAATTTGGAATAGTTAACCAACCAGCCAAAATATTTAATAAAAATGTTGGTAATATATTGCTAGTTCGTAATAATTTACTATAAGATTTTATTTTATTTTGTTTAATTATTTTAGAATTATTATCATTTAATAAAGTTTTAATTTTATTATTGCCTTTAATTTCTATTGATTTCAAGACATAACATTTACTATTCTTTATCTTACAAATAAAAAATATAAATATTAATGTAGCACATTTAAACCAACATTTCATTTTATCATTATCTATAATAAAAACAATTTAATTTTAAATAATTATTTTTATT